ACGTTTGTCGGTTTCAAGTTCATTACCTCTAATCGTCTGTCAGACGATGGCACTTCTCGCCTTTGTTATGCGTGGGCGCAGGATGGCTGCAAGCTGGCGGTCGGAAAAGACGTGATGGCGCGGATCGATGAGCGCAGCGACAAAAGCTATTCCACCCAGGTCTACTATTGCGCCACGTTTGGCTCGACCCGGATGGAAGAAGACAAAGTCGTTGAAATTGCGTGTAACGAGTAGAGGAGGGAATAGTCATGGGTACTAAAAACTCTGATATCGTTGCAGCGTTTGAGGCAAGCCCTCCGACGTTGAGCGCAAGCCAGGACCTACATGGCGTAGTGCGTGTAGCCGCTGGCACCATCGAACTTGCAGCAGGGGACAGTGATAACGACGACGTTGTCATGCTTGCCCAAATTCCTGCCCACGCGAACATCACCCAGCTCTTTATTGGGTCTGATACGCTTGGCGGTTCTTGCACGTTCAACGTAGGCATCTACACCACGGCTGGCGTAGTTAAAGACGAAGACGTCTTTGCCTCTGCCGTAGCCGATGCTGCTGCTATGGCCGACGTTCGCTTTGAAGCCGCGAACATCGACACTGCTGGTAAGCGGGTGTGGGAACTTGCTGGGGATTCAGTCAATCCCGGCGGTTACTTCTACATCGCAGCGACGATGGCTGCGGCTGGCGGAACGGCGGGAACGATGTCGTTCCTGATTCATTACGTCATCGACTAATTGGGTGGGGGGGCTTCGGCTCCCCCTCTCTTTTTTGAGGATTCAAAATGGCATCAGACGTAGACATTTGTAACTCCGCGCTGAACATGATCGGGGCGTCTAATATCATTTCGCTGACCGAAGACAGTAAAGCGGCGCGCGTTTGCAATCAGCGCTACGAATTTGTCCGCGATGCCGTGTTTCGCGCTCACCCCTGGAACCCGTTGATCCGCCGCATCGAGCTGGCGGCTGACGAAGAGACACCGGCGTTTGAGTTTGAAAAATTTCACACACTGCCGTCTGACCCGTATTGCCTGCGCGTGCTGCGACCGGAAGATCCAGACACAGTGTTCAGAGTAGAAGGCCGTAAGATCGCGTCCAGCACTACGCCATTCAAAATGATTTATGTGGCGCGGATAACTGACCCCAACGAATACGACACACTACTTATCGAGACTATTGCTGCGCGCCTGGCAGCTGACATCAGCTATGCCTTGGTGAACAGCGCTTCGCTCTCGCAGTCGATGCTGGGTGTTTATGAAAGCAAGCTAAGCGAAGCGCGCTTTGTTGATGCAACGGAGGGTACGCCTGACAATATTCTCAACATCGATCGCGCGAGCTATAGCGAAAGCGACATTCTAATCTCTTCGAGATTTTAATGGTCAAGTTCACGAAGGCGTTTACGAATTTTACGGCGGGGGAGATCACCCCAAAGCTGTTGGGTCGTACTGACATCGCAAAGTACGAAAATGGTGCGGAGACTGTTGAGAACTTTTTAGTCGAACCGCACGGTGGTTTGACGCGCCGCCCAGGCACGCGGTTTGTCGCAGAAGTCAAAACCAGCGCTAACCAGGTGCGGTTGATACCGTTCGAGTTCAACGTCGAACAGGCGTATGTGCTTGAGTTTGGACCGTCCTACTTTCGTATCTACAAAGACGGCGGTCAGGTGACATCGAGCGGCTCTGCTGTTGAAGTGGCGACCCCTTATGCAGCAGCCGATTTGACTAGCCTCAAGTTCGCGCAATCAGCTGACGTAATGTACGTGGTTTCTCCAAACCACAACGTGCGAAAGATTACACGCACCAGTCATACCGCCTGGACGATTACCGAGGTTAATCTGGCACGCGGCCCGTTTCTCGATCAAAACATAACGACCACCACCCTTACCTCAAGCGCGCGTACTGGCAGCGTCAATATAACGGCATCAGCTGATACTTTTGTCAGCACCGATGTGGGACGGCTCGTCAAAATCAACGAAGGGTTTGTAAAGCTCACAGGTTTTACAAACGCAACCACCGTAGCAGGAACGGTACAGACATTAGAGGACGGTCGATCGGAGCTGCTACCCAGCTATACAGCCTCAACGATTAGTTTTCACGAAGGAGATCCTGACTCTACTGGCCTGGAGCATAACGATCGTATCCAGGACACCGCATTTGCTTTTATCGATCAGGGTTTTGAGGTTGGTCAAACAATCGTCGTCAGCGGTACATCGAGCAACAATTCGACAGCTGGCTACAAAATTGTCGAGGTATCTGACAGCACGCTGATTTTAACACCTGGTAACGATCTAGCGGCCGAAAGCGCCGGGTCGAGCTTTACGGTGGAAGGCAAACTGGAAGCCGACGACAATTGGGCATTAGGGGCGTTTTCAGAGACAACCGGCTACCCCCGCGCGGTGGCATTTTATGAGCAACGCCTGGTATTCGCTGGAACAAGTGAACAGCCGCAGACGCTGTTTTTTTCGCAATCTGGTGATTTTGAAAACTTTGAGGCAGACGTCGAAGACGATGACGCGATGGTCTACACGATCGGGTCAAATGAGGTAAACGTCATCCGCTTCCTATCGTCTACGCGCAACCTAATTGTAGGCACATCAGGCGGCGAGTTTGTGGTGCGAGCGAGCGGCACAGATGAACCGATCACGCCGACGCAAATCCAAATTAAACAGCAAACAAATCACGGTTCAGCTGATCACGTACCAGCACAGGTTGGTAACACGGTGCTGTTCCTACAGCGCGCCAAACGCAAACTGCGCGAGCTGCAATTTAACTTTGATGTCGATGGGTACGTGGCGACCGATCTGACGATCATCAACGAGCATATTACCAAGGGCGGACTGACAGAGCTGGCGCATCAGCAGGAGCCGCATGGTATCCTGTGGGGCGTGCGTGCTGACGGCCAGCTGGTATGCATGACGTACAAACGGGAAGAACAGGTCGTTGCCTGGTCGCGTCAGGTGCTTGGCGGTGCGTTTGGCACTGGCGACGCAGTTGTAGAAAGCGTCGCGATTATTCCAGGAGACCTAGACGAGGACCAAGTGTGGGTCGCTGTAAAGCGGACAGTAAATGGTGCGACGAAAAGATATGTCGAGTTCATCCGGGACTTTGAGTTCGGCACAGATGTGAGCGACGCCATATTTGTAGACAGCTCGCTGACCTTCACAGGTGTGACTAGCACGTTAGCCGGGGCTGAGGCAGCTGATCAAACGACGATTACCCTGGCTGACGCTTCGTCGTTTTCAAGCGCGGGTGCCATAAAGATCGGGTCCGAGGTTATTACGTACACTGGCAAAAGTTCTAACGATTTAACAGGCTGCACGCGGGGCGTAGTTGGCGCAGCTGCAGCACACGCATCCGGCGCAACCGTCACGCAGGCTGCGATATCGCTATCTGGTCTAAGTCACTTGGAGGGACAAACGGTCAGCATATTGGGCGACGGTGCGACGCATCCTAATAAAACAGTGTCTTCGGGTGCGGTGACGTTGGATCGTTATGTTACCAAGGCGCACGCCGGTCTGTCCTATAACTCAACGCTCAAAACATTGCGGGTCGAAGGCGGCAGTCAGCAGGGTACTGCCCAGGGCAAGATTAAACGCATAAATGAGATTGTGGTGCGCCTGCTTAACACGGTCGGGCTGCAGGTAGGCAAGGACGTGTCCAATCTTGATATCGTTCCGTTTCGATCGTCTGCCGATAAAATGGATGAGCCGATCGCGCTGTTTACGGGCGACAAAGAAATTGAGTTTGACGGCGAGTTCGACAGTGATGGGCAGCTAGTAGTGCGACAGGATCAGCCACTGCCAATGACTGTTCTTGCTGTCTACGCAACGCTTCATACTTTTGATCAGTGAAGGTTATCCCATTTGATCCAGCGCACGCTGTTGAGCTGGCAAATGGCCCGTTGAAGATCGAGACAGAACGACCAAGCACAGATTTGGCAGCGCACTACGAGCTGGCAGCAAGCAACGGGCTGTCGTTCTCCGCAGTCGATAACGGTTGGCTAGTTGCTGCAGCTGGATTGATGCCGTTATGGCCTGGCGTTGCGGAAGCCTGGCTGCTGGCAAGTGATCGCGTCGATCGGCACCCGGTCACTATTGGCCGATTGGTGCGCCAGGGTTTGTTTGAGAAAATTGAAACGGAGCAGCTGCATCGCGTGCAGGCTGTTATGCGGAGTGATCAGCCGATGCTTATACGCTGGGCACGGTTTCTTGGCATGAAACACGAAGGACAAATGCTCGCATACGATCAGCGCCGAGTTGATTACGACAGATGGGCATGGACTAGGAAGGATGACGAATGGGCCTAGAGACAGCGTTATTGATTGGCGGCACCGTGGCCTCTGTTGGCGGCAGCGTGATGCAGGCGGGGGGCGCAAAAGCGGCTGGCAAGGCTGCTCGTACTACTGCTGAGTACAATGCGTCGATTAGCGAGCGCAACGCGAAAGTCGCGGAAAACGAGGCTCGTTATCGTAAACAGCGCGGTGATTATGAGGTTGCGCAGTTCTCGAAAGATTTCCGCGCAATGCAAGCCGCAGCGGCAACGCGGTTCCGCAAATCAGGCGTCGTCATGTCTGGCACGCCTTTGAAGGTTTTAGCAGAAAGCGCAGCGGAAGCAGATGAAGAGAAAAAGACGATAGCTCTGTTAGCGCAGACCGACGCCGGTCGAATGGAAGAGAAAGCACGGTCGGCAAGACTTCAAGGACAGCTGACGCTTCTGGAAGGGCGGCAAAAACAACAGGCTTACAATATGCAAGCTCGATCAGCGATGTTCTCTGCAGTCACCTCTGCAGCGATGGGCGGCTATCGAATTAGCCAAGCCCTTCCAAGTGGGACCATCAGCGGCGGATTGGGCGGGATGGGATTAAGTTCTGGTGTGCCGCAAATGGGCAACACTTGGCAGGGTGGGGGCTTCTAGGGCATCGCATGAAAATACCTACTTACCGTCAGAAGACTGCCCGGCCGCGCCAGGGCAGTGGTCAAATGCTTAATGTGCAGCTCAGTGAGGCCGCCATGACAGCGACTGCGCAGCAAACCATCCAGAGCGGCAGGCAGTTGACGCAGACCGCGTCTCAGTTTGCGGACTTTGCCTACAAGAAAATATTGGCGGCGTCCGAGACCGAAGCCGCACAGGCAAACGCGGATTACCAGATGGATCTGCAAAACCTAGAGGAGGAGCTGCTCCTTAAAAAAGACATGGTCAAAGCAGAGAGTGAGTTCACGCGCCGGTCTAAAGAGTTGCAGTCGAAATACAACAAGGGCTTGTCGAACACGCTAGGTCGGAAATCTTTTGGCTCGCTGGCAGCAAGTTCGCAGACAAAGCAGGCTCTGAAATTCAGCCGCCTGGCAAACGCTAAAATTATCGACCAAGCAACAGCCGCAACGAACAACACCGTATTTAATCATCAGCGCAACGCTGCGGATCTGGGTTCCTCAGCAATACAGCGTATGTACGAAATTGCTGAGCTGCGCAGAACACTGGAAAACGCAGCGCCAGTGATTGGCGCGGACAAAGCCGCAGAGAAAATGCGCGAATCCTTTGCAGACATCACGTCAGGCATTCTCAACAACCAAATGGACGCCGCGGTCGCTGCTGGCAAAAATCCACATGACGTGGTCGAAGACTGGATGGCTGGCCGCAACACTGATGCGGTGTTGGCTGAACTCGACACCGCTGTGTCCAATAAGGACAAGGCAAAGATCAAAGAAAAGCTGCTGCAGAATGCGGATCGCATCGATCGGCGAGCGGCGCGCGACGAAAAGCGGAAAGCCGACAAAATCAAAGCAGACACAGAGCAAACCAGGCAGATAATTTTCAGCGTTGACCGGAAAGACCCGGAGAGCGTTGCGCGAGCAGAATTTGCGCACGAAAAAATGGTCCGATTTAATCTGTACAAGAGCCGACAGGAGCGCAAAAACGCGGAGCTGATGCTGGGTCTCGGCGATGCGCCAGATCGTTTAATTTCTGAAGATGGGCAAGGCGATCCGAACGTGTATACGCGGTTGAAGACGTTGGCTGCTCGCGATGCGTTATCTCTTACTGAGCTAAATGAAAACGCGGTATCGCTCGATGCAGGGCAGTTTAAAGAGCTGTCTGCAGAAGCAGATCGCGATCGGGGAGATGCGCTGAGCGCAGCAAAATCAACTGCGCGTACAAGGTTCCAGTTCTTCGAAGTTAACATCATTGATGATCCGCACTTAAGACGTTTGTCATCAAGCGCTTATAGCGCGGTGATGAATGACTTGGGTAAATGGCAGCGCCAAAACCGAAGCGCTGGCCCCAAAGAAATAGAGCAAGAAACGGAACGGCTCATCGCGGAATACGAGCCTGCATATAAAGCACGCAAAATGGATATTGCGTTTGAAAACATTGAAGCGACGTATGGAAATCTGAAAGTCACACGATCCGGCGTTCCGTTCGGTGTTGAACAGCCAAAACGGACCAACTTAGATCAAGTGCTTGAGCAGATACGTCAGCAGTTAGCTGCCAACCCTGGTTCGAACCAGAAATTATTTCGCACGCAGTTGTATCAGCTTCAAGGAGCCATTCTGATGGCGAGAGGTGGGCAGTAGCATGGACCCATTTGATCAAATTATTGACGATTACGCCGAGGCCGAGAGCCTGGCGCAGATGACGTTCAACGTCAGCGACTTCGATGAGACGGTTACGGACCAGGGCAAACAGTTTGGCATGGTCGGCAATGTTGCGGTGCCGCTCCAAGACGATACCTACATTACCGGCAGCATCAAACGGCCAGAGCCTACGCCAGAGCCTACGCCAGAACAGACGGGGTCGATCGGTGAAGACATTCTTCGTGGCAGCGGGCGAGGCGTCGTAAAGATGCTGCAAGATGTTAGGGATATTGGCGCTGACGTTTTGGGAGCGCCGGTTGACGCCGCAACGAAAGCAATCAACTATTTAACACTGCCGCAGCAAATGTTTGCAGAGGCAATGGGCGTTGATGCAAACGCTAATATACAAGACCCGGTCGGTGGCAGCGCATCTATTAAAGCTGGTTTGGAAAGTGTCGGAAATTGGATGGTCGAAAACATCCCTGGCATGTCTGACGCTGATGAAACCTTTCGAGGCTACATCGAGGAAAAACCGCAAAACGAACTAGTACAGGAGCTGGTGCAGGAGTTGACCCGCTTTGCGTCTGGTGCTGTCACGGGGCCGGTTCAGCTGGTGCGGTTTATCGGCCTGCAAAATCCGATATGGCGTGGCATGGCGTGGGGTGGCATAACCGATTTTATCCAAGGCGGTACAGATGAGCAGACTGGGTTTGGTGGTCTTGCAGAAGACCTGGGGCAGATTGATCTAAAAGAACGTCCCAGCATCGCGCGCAACATATTCGCTGTCGTTACTAAATACGAAACCGACTCCGGGGCAGTGCGACGGGCAAAAAATACATTGGATGGTTTTGTAGCTGGTGGCCTTACAGATGGCCTAATCACGCTTGTGGCGAAATACGCCCGTAAGGTGCCTTGGAAGACGCTGGTGGCCGGAACAGCAGCGACGGCGGTCGCTAGTGACGAGGCGGAAGCAGGGCCACTGACGGCGATCCTACGGGCGTTTACGCGCAAGGAAAACGCCGCGCTGCTTGATGCAGCTGGTGGCGATAAAAAGCTGGCCGCTGAGGCAAAGCAGGAAGCTGCGCGCATCAAGTTACAGTTCCCACCGTCTGAGGGGTGGGAGCCGATGGAAGCGACCGGCATCATAAAAAATAAAGCTGGCAAGCTAAAAGACATTCGGTTCAGACAACCTGCCTATGCCTTCCATAAGCCAGCACAAAAAGTGTCGGTCGAGCAGCATCGAAGCAACCTGTCCAACAAAATGGTCAACGACGTAAATGCCGTTGTAGAGCGTGCGCGCGGCGGTGACGAAGCAGCGCAGGAAATCGTGCGCCAGGCTCGCTGGTATCGCGACATGCGCTCTCGGCTCCGTGCGGAGTTCGGTGGCATGTCAGACGTGTTCGCAGACCTGTTGGGTGCGACGTCTGCACAAACAGGCGTCGAGCAGAACTATCGCAACGCTGTTGAGATACTGCGTAGGTTTTCGCGTGGACAATATGATCGAGAGATTGCAGCCTACCAGGCGCGTGTTGATGCTGGCGAAACTGTTAACCCAAAGCTGCTGATGCAGATGGATAAAGCGGGTGAGTTTCCACTGATCCGATCGGCTGCAGGTGCCTTGTTTAATACAAACAGCCCAGCTGCTACGAGCGCGCTGCTCGATATGTTTAGACAAATTAAAGTAGGGTCCGCGCCTAAGACCGTAAACTTCACCGGCAATCTCATTGGGTTTGGCACGGATGCTACGATTGACGTGTGGGCAGCGCGTTATCTGCGTGCCGCGTCAGGTATGACACGCCTGCCACCACCAGCGGAAAAGAATGTCGCGGGTAAACATCTCACCGGCTCCACACTTGAAAACCCTAAAATTGGCAGCGAGTTTGCGTTTGGTCAGGATGTCTTTGCAGACGCGGCAAACATCATTAACAAATCAAACGTGGTGAAAGAATACGACCCAAGCCTGGGCGATCTCGGTCCAGACGATCTGCAGGCGATGGTGTGGTTCCTAGAAAAAGAAAAGTGGACAAAAAACGGCTGGACATCCAAGGCAGGCGAAGGCGGCTCGCTCGACTTTGAGAGCAGCCTTGCTGGTGCCGCCGATCCAGAAGCAATGACGGCGGCACGTCGCGCAGCTTCCGCGACATTTACACCGCCGAAGCAACGCAAAAAAGAAACTGACGCGGAATATCAAATTCGCGTTGATGACGCGCGCCAGGCGTTTGACGAACAGGCGCAAGCAGCTGCTGGGCAGGTCCAAGAAATGGCAGCGCCTCTGGATCGCACCGTAGTTGGGGTTGCGCGCGAGCGGCCGGGACAACGTCCCACAAACATTGACCAGGCAGAGCTAGCGTCAGAAATTACAGCTCCGCTTCAAAACGATAACACTGTGGTAGCGTTTCAAGCCAACAACACTTACGGCGAGTTTGCTGGCGAAGCGGAGCGTGCGCTTAATGCTGAAATTGTTACGCGGTCCAATCATAACCCGTCAGCATTAACGCGCGCCGTTGTCGAGGCTGGCGTCAAATACGACCAAGATGCCGTGTTCGTATCTAAGGTGCTGCGTGCGCCAACAGAGACAAGTGTGCCTGGTGTCGAGATATACTTCCGCCGCCGTGAGGGTGTGGACGTGGCGCAGCAGATAACGGCGCTTCTGCGAGAAAAGGGCGTCGATGGCTTCACATTTATCACTGACGCTAGGCAGGGCGACCGCGTAGACGTACAAGCAGCGCAAACCGAAGAGGCTGTTGCAGGGCTGGTTGGTATCCGGTTTCAGTACGTGCCTGCTTTTGATGACGGCTACACAAAAGCGGCGCACGCAGCAAAAGTTGCGGCGCAAGAAGATTTATTTGAAGAAGTTGTTGAAGAAATGGCTGTGCGTGCCGATATTGCAGCTGCTGACCTTGTGCATTATGATACCAAGGTTTTCCGACGCGCGACCGATACTGACTGGATGTCAGAAGGAGTGACATACGATGAGTACCTTAGAGGAAGTTCTGAAACGGCAGATAGCCAAACGCGGCGAGGACAGCTTCGTGGTGAAACAACTGCGCCGCCAGATAGCGGCGGCAAGTAGCGGACAATCCGCCGAAGACTTGTACGTAACCGGCGCGGTCAAAAAGCCGCAAACTAGCACCGCCTGATCTACCAGGCATAAACGCACAGAGGCGCTCTTTTGAGCGCCTTTTTTTATGGGAAATTGGCATGGCGACACCTGACGAACAGGCGATGGAAGCGAGCCAAACAGGCGGCGTATTAGGTCCAGCGGACACATCGCAGGAACCTGGCGTGCAGGTTGCTGGTAATTTCAAAGCAATCCTTCCTGCCATCCTTGAGATGATTGGTAAGAACAAAGTAGACGTGCCGATCACTGAAGGCGCGACCCAAGCCCGCGGCGCGGAAATGGACGCCTATGCGCAGCAGCAACAGCAGGCAGCGCCGCAGATGCTTAGCCCCGAAGGCCAGCAACAATTTGAGGAAGCCGGTGGCCGCGTTGATGAGCTGATCAATCCGACGCCGCCAGATCCTGTTGTTGAGGGCGCACGCGAGGCATTGGACGCAGCGCAGCCTGGTGACGCTACGGTTAAGCTCGATGCAAAAAGACAGCTGAACTACGCAGAGCCGGATATGTCGCTGCGCGCTGGCTCAACGGAGCCTGGTGCGACTGGTGCCGCGACAGAGATTGATGGCGGTGATTTCATTCGCATGACTGACGATGTTACCGACGCTGGTCAGGGCATCGATTTCAACTTTGACCGCATGAACTCGTCCGAAGACGTTAAAGCGACAATCAACTTTTTCTCTGAGCGTTTTGTTGGCGAAACGGACCAGGCGAAACGTGGTGTCGTTACGCAAAAAGAAACAGAAGCAGAAGCAGCTAAACTTTTGCAGGACGAGCTGAGCCTGACCCGCGATCTGTTAGCCGGTGGACCGGGCCGTGTGCTGAACGCAGCGCAAATGACTGCTGCTCGTATTTTGTTGCAAAAGTCCGGAGATCGGCTGGTGTCGATGGCGACAGAGATTAGGCGCGGTAACCGTGATCCAGAGTTCCTAGTCTCGTTTCGTCGTCAGATGTCATTGCACGCTGGAATACAGCAGCAGGCAGCAGCAGCTCAGACAGAAATTGCGCGAGCGTTTAACGCTTTTAACATTCCCGTATCCGCGCGCACGCCAGAGCTGCGTGCAGAGTTTGCGGACACGTTGCTGGGAGAAAGCGGGTCTGCCCAGGGCGCAGTTAATTTGGCCGAAAGTTTGTTGAACTCGCGAGCGGTGGCAGCAGCAGCGGGTAAAAATCCAAACGCTGCAATGAATAGATTTGTGCAAAAGGGTGCCGGGGCACTGACGATGGACGTGATCAACGAGGTCTACGTCAACGGTCTGCTGAGCTGGTTTCCGACGCACATCAAAAACTTCTTTGCGACCCCTATGTTTATGGTGTTGCGGAATGTTGAAGAACTGTTTGCCGGGCTGACCGGGACGGTCGATCGCGGCGTACGACGCGCATTTGGCGGCGAGGTAGCAGACCAGGAAGTGTACATCGGGCAATCCCTCGCACGAATGTTTGGACAGGTGCATTCTCTGAAGGAAGCGCTGATCGTTGCAGGCGAGGCAATGAAGCGCGGCGAGTCGCCTGACCTGATGAACAAGGTCGAGCTGGCGCAGCACAACGCAATTAGCTCTGAAGCGTTTGCAAACAGCAGGGTGCAAATCCTGCAGCGTGGCATGAACAACCATCACCTCGCCGCTTCTACCGACGTGTTAGGTAAAGTGATTACGGCACCTGGTCGCGCGTTGATGGGCGCAGACAGTTTTTGGAAGGTGATGTCACAACGGGGGGAGTTAGCGTCACAGGCTTATCATAATGCAGCCAGGGCGCGCGAGCGCGGTGAAAGCTACGAGGCTGCGCTGGACCAGGCCGGGTTGACGTTTCTTGATCCGCGCGCGTCTCAGGAGGCGATAATAGACAGCGGTCAGCTTGACACGATGACGTCTGATTTGTCGAAGGCCGCGTTGCCAGGTGCAGAGGTAGACATTCGCAAAGTGACGCGGTTTCTGCAGCAGCACATACCGATTATTGGCAAGATGTTAACGCCGTTTACCACCGCACCGACAAACACCATTTTGCGGTATCTGGAGCGGACCCCGATCGGCCTAGCGAATCTGTTTCGTCGCGACGACGGTGAGATAGCATTTAAAAACCCGGCGGCACGCAACCGTATCATGGCGCGCGTTAGTCTCAGCACTGGCGTGATGTACACGATGCACAACTTGGCGATGGAGGGGCACTTCACTGGCGCTATGCCACAGGACGCGAACCAACGCCGCAAGCTGCCGCCGAAGTGGCAACCCTATTCGTTTGTTATGAAGGGAAACGGCTGGCCGAACGACGCAAACGGTGATGCGTTGCCGCTCTACAATCCAATGACGGGCGCATACAACGGGCCTGTCACCTACGTGAGCTACGCCGGGCTGGAACCGGTCTCAATGATCCTGGGCACTGCTGCCAACACGGCCGAGATGATGCGGCGTACCAATGATCAAGAGGCTGCTACCAACTATGCGTCAGCTGCGATCGGGTCTGTTGCTCAATATATAGGTGACATGCCGATGCTGCAGACCATTGCGAGCATTGTAAAAAGCACGATGTATGACGACTACTCGTTCCTGTTCAATTCACCGCTGGGCAATCTGCTGCCGTATAGCAGCGCCGTGAGAAACATCGAGCGGTTTGCAGATCCAACAAAACGACGCCCAAGCGCAGATTATCAATACTACACGGCTGAAGATGTAGCGCAGATGGAGCTGCACCCGGACGGCACGCAGCGAACGGAAATGATCGGCACTTTGAAAGGACCAATTGGTTTCGACGAGCCGTCTGATTTCGGAAAATATCTCCAAGAATATCGCCAGCAGCTGCGACCTTATTCCGTGTTTGGTGATCAGGACGCAATGGCAAAGTACTTTGACGTGATGGGCCGCGAGCAAGATTACAATGCCCGGTTCGACGTTAATCCGGTCCTGGCGACCTACAACCTGATCAGCCCGTTCCGCATCAAACAGGGCGAGCAGCTGACACTGGCGATGTCCGAGCATATTCGTCTTGGCGCACCGCTCCGCGACCGGGTGACCGGAAAGAACGGAATGCAATTCGACCAAGCATTCCAGTCAGACTGGATGGACGCCTCAAAGAACGAGGTGCTGGTGGTCAAGGGCGGCGAGGCGCGCAAGTTCCGAGACGCGCTCGACTGGTTGGTGCGGTCGCCACGCTACAACGCGCTGGCAAACGATCCAGAAAAGCAGCGCAACGAAATCATTAAATTGGAAAAAGAATTTTTCAACGAAGGGTTCAACGTGGTTATCGGGATGGAGAAGTACGACGACGTCCGAATGGCCTACGAGGATTTACTAGCAACGCCTAATAGCAGTCAGGTGATCAGATGACAGTCAGCTCAACCACACTCAAAAACTCTTACTCCGGCAACGGAAGCACCACTGCTTTCGCGTACAACTTTAAGATCTTTGCAAGCTCCGAGCTGAAGGTCTTTATACGCGCTAGCACAGGCGTAGAGACGCTCAGAAGCGCAGGCACTGGTTCGACCAACTATGCGGTCACCGGTGTGGGCGCTGCAAGCGGTGGCACTGTTACGTTCGTTACTGCGCCAGCGTCAGGCGAGACGGTTGTGCTGTTGCGTGACACTGGGCTGACGCAAAACACGGATTACCTGGAAAACGATAGTTTCCCGGCGAACAGCCACGAAGAGGCTCTTGATCGGCTGACACACATTGTCCAGGAGCTGGACGAAGAAGTGCAGCGATCCTTTAAGGTCTCAAAGACGAATGCTATAACCACGCCCGAATTTACCGACGCCGCATCCGCTCGCGCATCAAAGGCTTTGGGTTTTAGCTCTGATGGCAACACGCTGGCAGTCGTAGACACAATCATACTGCCAACCAGCCTGTCATCTGCTGGCGGCAAAATGATCCGCGTCAATTCCGGCGAAACAGCCTACGAGTTTCAGACACCCGCCCAAGTGTTCACCAACCTGCTTGCAACGGAAAGCAACGGCCTTATCGCGCACGCTGGCAGCGGTGCTGCGGAGCCGCGCACGATCACCGGGACAAGTAACGAGATTACCCTGGCAAACGGCGACGGCGTGTCCGGCAACCCGACTGTCAGCATCCCGTCTGCTGTTACGTTTACCGGCAAGACCATAACGGGCGGCACCTACAGCAGCATGGTTGCCACGTCTACGATGGCTGGCGATCCGACATCGGCCTTACATATTGCCACGAAGCAGTACGTCGATGGGCTGTTGGCTGGTCTTGCCAAGCGCAGCACGGTGCGGGTTGCTACGACTGGCAACATCACCATCGCCACAGCACTGAACGCTGGAGATACGCTAGATGGTATATCGCTGTCAGCGGGAAATAAGGTGCTCGTAAAAAACCAAAGTACTGCACATCAAAATGGAATTTATGTCGTCGGTGCCAGCCCAGCGCGTGATGATCTATATGACAGTTACGACGAGCATTGCGGTGCGCTGATCCACGTAGAAGAAGGCAGCGCGAACGCTGACCTGCTATTCCATTGCACATCGAACACGGGCGGCACGCTGGACACTACCGCAATCACGTTTGCAAACATTGTTCCCGGCAGCGGCGGCACGGTCACAAACATTGCCACGGCTGGTCTGGCAAGTGGTGGT